GTAAGTTTGGGGGACAAAAGAGCTGGTCGGATAGAAGCTGGTAATCAAGAGCTTGGCCCTTCCGGTGGGAGCGTTAGCTGGTACCTCGTAACTGTAAACGGTGATGGTTCGGCAGCCGGCGGGCTGGGCGGTGGAAACGCTTTGCTTATCCGCTATCTGGTTGCCGTTATTGTAGATCAGGGTGCGCACTACGGATCCTTCGATCTCTCGGTTCTTACAGAAGTTGACCGTATAGCCCAACCGATCCCCGCGCTTTACCTGCTTGGTAACCACGGGCAAAATGTCTTGGTTATAGACGATTACCGGTTCCCTGTTGCGCTGGTAGTAGCCCCAGATAACCAGCCCATTAAGAAGGATGGAGCCGCCCAAAAGAAAGACGGTTGCCTTCATGCCGAAGTCGCGCCTTACAGCGTGCTTCCGAATTATCTCCATATCCTGCCTAATTTCCTGGCGCAATTGTTCCATTTGTGTCCTCGTGGCGATTAACGATACCTAGTTTTTGCTTAATATCCTCCAACGCCGTGTCGAACCTCTTATGGTCTGCGCGGTATTCTTCTAATATACCATCCTTGGCGATCAGCGGGGAGAAGGCGGTAAGCATCCCCAAGATCTGTTCAAGGTAAACCTTGCCGGTGACCGCTTCTTCGAGCACCTTATTCTTAGTTGTGAGAGCCGTTATCTGAGCCTGTAAGCCAGAGATCTGGCTTTGCATACTTTCGATCTGTGCTGCATGAACCTTGGCGGTAGCGGCAATGGTTTCCTTTGCCAGGGCAGCATCACTCTCGATCTTCTTTTTCAGATCGTCAATAGTGGTGTTGCGGATTTCCAGCGCGTCCTCATACTTTTTGAGGGTGTCCGCCGAAATCGTATCATTCTTCTGCCGGACTTGCAGTATCAGCAAAACCACTCCAGAAATGACGGAGAAGAATATGCTGATTATTGGCAGGATGGCACTGACCTCCATGACAATTATAGGTAGGCGCTTACCGCCTCTATTACCTGGGTATCAGCGTTGTTCTCCCAGAAGAGGGTGCCGGCACCTGAGTTAGCCAAAGCAGAGATCGCATAGTATGTGGTCTTTGCGGCAAGGCGGATGAATTTCTGGCGGCTCACGAGCTGGGAAACACCCTGGGCGTTTGAGTAGAAGTTTGAAGAAGCCGAAAGCTCATCGTCGGTTTGGGTGCTGGTCGAAAGCGAAAGGCTGGAACGGATCAGCAGCGAAGCCACTCCTGAAAGTGAGCAGTAATGCCGCCACGTCCAACGCAAAGTCCAGGCTCCGATAGGAACGGTAATGGACTGGCCGTTGATGTTGTACCAGGTACCCGAAACCGGTGTGCCCTGGCTGCGCTCGGTAACGTCCATAATCTTCACCGTCCACTTTGGCGGATAGGTGGGGAATCCAGAGGGAGAGGCCACACCTGACTGGTACGGGTTGCTGATAGCAGCGTTCATCAGGCCATAATCAGTACCGAAGTAAGCGGTTACCTGGGTGTCTGCCACCTTGGTAATAATGGCGTACTTGGTGAGGGTCAGGTCGGCATTGCTCTGGGCAACAGTGGCAGCGTACTTGGCAGCGACCCAGTTTTCATCAAGCGCATATCCGTTGATAAGGAAAACGTCGTCAATCTGGCCGCTGAAGAAGTTGGTATCAGAGCCGGTATTGTTGCTGCAACCGATACGGACATAGTTGGTAGCGGCATAAACAGGCGCGGGAGTCCAACTGGAAACTTCCAGCACCCCATCCAAGTAGACCTGAACAAAGTTGTTCTGATAAGAAACCACAACATAGTGCCAGTTACCATCGGTAACCACGGTACTACCACCCACGATATTGGTATCAACGTAGTCCAGGTAAGTGCTGTTCGCCACCTGGTTTCGGCCAATAGTGACATCCAGCTTGTTCGAGGTAATCCAAAGGCGGATCCCAGCGACGGCGGTATTTTGGGAATAGCTTTGGAAAAGCATTTGGGTAGCGCCGGCAGCCGAGGTCTTGAACCACATTCCCAGGGTGAACGGGCCAGTCGGCTTCATAGCCGCTGAGTCAGCAATGACAATCTTGGAAGTAGTACCGTTAAAGGTGGCAGCATTGGAGAACTTACCAGAGGTGTAAGTCATGCTGGTATCGGTACCGGTGCTGGATCCCTTGGTATCGGCAGAGCTGGAGTCCATCGGCCAGTAGGAAGTAAGGGCTTGAACCTGGTCAAACTTCAGGCGCTTTCCAACGGTGTAGCGGTTTTTGGCACCAGTAGGAACAGTGATTACTCCGGTAGGCCCATCTACAGAAGAGTAGGCCATAGAGTCAGAAAGAACCGACCAGTCGGAAGGCTGCTGGGCAAGCTGGGCAACTATATCCGCCCAGGCGGTGTTAGGTTTGATGATTACCACATCGGCGGTAGTGTTGCCGTTGTCGGTGCTTCCAGGAAGGAGGCCATCAATGATGATGTCAGACCCGCTCAAGTGGCCATAAAAGTCCATCTTGGTAGTCGGGTTGATATAACCGGCAGCATTAGGGGTGCCGGTAGTTCCGATGAATTTTTGAGGTACCCGTGTGATAACGTCTACCTTCAAAGTGGTAGCTCCAGCAAGGCGGGTGGCATTGACGTGCATCAAAGCCGCGTCGCCAGTGCGGTCACTGACTTGGAGGTATGTGCTATCGGGTATTGCTGTGGAGATTGGCATATGAAAATGTTATACAATGTGATTATATGCTTTCTCGATGGCCCTTGCATAGTGCCAGCCAGCCTTTTCTCTGGTGACATAGCTTAGGTCTTTTCCAAAAGGCGAGAGGTACAGGTAATCACCCTTATAAAATAAGTTCCTTGAATTCGGGCCGGTAACGCCGGCATTGTGCAGGATATTGGTCTGATCCCACATTTCTATGGGGTCGGTTGGCCGGCAAAAATCAAGCTCAGGACTGATCTTTACCTGCCATCCGAACTTGGCCAGGTTGTAGAGCTGCGCCCACATCTCGGCAGTCCACACCTGGAGGTCGGTATTCACGGTAGCTAGGTAGTCGTGGATGATCTGGGAATCCTGCCAGATGTGCCACCAAAGCTGGGCAAGCGGCTTGGCTATGATCCACTGCGCACCGCCGCCAGGAGTTATCCTGATGGTTTCCACAGGAATGTTTAATATCTCTGCAAACTTATCCACAATCATCATCCCGTTTTTACACTTGGTAATGTAATTGTAGTCGATATATATGCCGCAGTCGGAAGCCCACGCCACCTTGCCATCAAGGGGCATTTTTGAATAGTCGGGCAATGCCCTGAAAATCACGTCCGAATCCAGCTGAAAATAATCTTCTTGCTCGCGGGACTTATCCTCTGAAAGGTAGCGCCAAAACAGGTAGGGCTTGATGGTGGGAATATAATTGCGCTGCTCGCGGGTGTCCTCATAAACGTGGATTTCCAGGTTCGGGTACCGGTTTTCAAAGTGCTCGGCAATGCCTGGAAGCTCGGCTAAAAAGAGAAGCACGATAGGAGTCTCCCTATCCAGGGAGCGTAGGTTGGTGAGTAGCACGTCCAGCTCCCATTGGAACCTGGTGCCGCAGGGCTGGCCGAGTATATATTTCATACTTACATTGTAACACAAAAGGCCCCCTGTTTTACCAAGGGGCCTTCATCACTGACTACCTAGAGACTAGGTAGTAGTGGTGGTGGAAGCAGCGATTTCAAGCGAAGCGATGTTGTTGACTTTCTTTGAAAGGACAAAGGTGTCAGAGCGGTCACGCAGCTGAAGCTCGATACCGGAGAAGCCAGGAACGTCCTCAAGAATCTTCATGCCACCGTTCTTAGGATCCATCTTAGGAGCCACGTTGATGATGGCTTTCTTGTCAGCGACAATGGCCAAAACACCAGCGAACATGTAAGCATCAGGAACTTCAACGATCTGGGTACCAGCAACCTTACCAAGGTAACCGTTCTTGCCGGCGGTGAAGCCCATTTCAGAACCGGTGTAGTTGATTTTGTCCTGGATCTTGGAAGAAAGGGTGTAGGTGATCCAAGCGATCAGGGTGTTGATGGAGCTACCGCTAGTACGAGCCTTGTTTACAGCGAGCTGCAAACCGAAGTCGTTGCGGGAAGTGTCCTGGGCGACTACGTTACCAGCAGGGCGGGCAGCGAAGATCTTACCAAGGGAGTAAGCGTCGTGGGCAGGTACGAAAACCTGGTCTGCCTGTTGCAGGGCAACAGTCTTGGCAAACCGCTGTACAGGCATATCCTGGATCTGGGTCTGCTGGATGCGAAGAAGCATTGACTTGTTGTAGGCAAGGGTCAATACCTGTTCAGCAGGGTTTACTAGTACGGGAGATCCGAATGGGTTAGAAGCGGAAGTCTCATCGTAGTTGCTCAAAGAGCCGTTTGCAACCGACAAAATGCGGATGCTGTTTACTCCTTCAAAGGAGTAACCGTTGTCATCAAGGAAAGGCGCAACCACTGAGCCTACGCTCAGAGGAACGTCCATGATGTTCTGGGTACGAGTGCCGTAGGCCATATGGGTACGTTAGTTTGATATACTTAGATAAATAATATCTCTTAAAGACATTGTATAACAATGTTATAACGGCACGCAAGGGGCTGTCAACAATGCAAATTCCGCTGCACTACAATCCGAGGCATTACCAGGTCAATGCCCTCTCAGCTCTCGAAGCGGGGGTGCAGATAGCCGTGCTTTGCTGGGCTAGACGTGCCGGCAAAGACCTTACCTCTTTCGCCTACTCCATCAAAAAGATGGTGGAAACCCCCATGAACGTGGTGCTTATCTTTCCTGATAAGAAGCAAGGTAAGGCTGCCTTCTGGGAAAACATTGAAAATGACGGTTGGAAAACCCTCGACCATATTCCCAAGGAACTGATCGCCCGCCAGGACAACACCGAAATGGTGCTCACCCTGAAGAACGGCAGCACTTTCCGAATCCTGGGAACCGGCGATCCAGATGCCTTGCGTGGTGCCAACGCCAAAATATACATACTTTCGGAATTTGTGGATATTCCGCTGGCGGTCATGGATGTTATTCGTCCTATTACCGCTGTGAACGGCGGCCAAATCATCATCATCTCCACTCCGAAAATCGACGGGATCTCCGGTGCCAGCTTTAAAAAGCTCTTCAACCGCGCCCTCAAGAACTGGACTCAGGGAGCTAAAACCCAATACGCCAGCCTGGTTACCGCCCGTGAATATCTGTCCGATGAGGTGCTTGAGGAGCTTCGCCAAGAAACTATTGAGAAATATGGCAATGACTTCTTCTGGCGGCAAGAATACCTGTGCGACTGGGGCCAGGTGTCCAGCGCCAGCTACTACGGATCAGCTTTGAAAATGGTGGAGAAAAAAAATCATAAGGGCTTGTTCCCTCACAACCCGTCCTATCCGGTGTTCACCTCTTGGGACTTAGGTATGAGCGATATGATGGCGATAACCTTCTTTCAATATATACAGAAGGTGCCATATATTATTGACTACTTCGAGATCAACAATACCGGCTACGGGCCGCTGGTAAGCTACATAACCCAAAAACCCTATAACTACGGCGGCCACTTCCTGCCGCATGATGCCACGGTGCGCGATTCCGATGCCATCCAAAGGCAGCAGAAGCTCCGAGATCTCGGTCTCTTAAACGTGTTCCTTCTGAAGCGCGAGGGCAAGCAGTTGGGTATCAACCGAGCTATTGAGTGGATCGCCAAGTGCTTCTTCAACGAGCCTACCACCGCCAAGCTGGTGGAGAAACTGCTGCTGTACAAAAAGAAGTTCAATCCCCACACCGGTGATTATGAAGGCCCAGAGCACAAAACAGAAAGCCACGCCGCAGATACGGTTCGTGGCATGTTCAAGGCGATAGAAGAATTTTTCAACAAAGAAACAGGGGAGTTTTTATACTCCCCTGCCAATCGAGCCGATACTTACGAGTCTGAGCTGGTGCAAACACCCGCCCAGTATCAGTATTACTAGGCTACGGTCTTGCGGTCATCGTGCTCAGGAGAAGCAAGGCGGTCTACTTGAGACTGCTCGGCTTCGGCCTTCTCACGGAGTCCGTTCTGAAAACCCTCTTCACGAGCGTTGCGGAGGTTGGTATCAGCATCCCCAGCTACGTCCTGAGTGGTAGGGCTGTTGTCAGCCGGAAGCTCATCGTGGTTAGGGCCAACGATATTCTTCTTTACACCCAGGGCATCTTCAGCTTCAGGGCCGCCGTCAAGATTTTCCGTGGTGTTCTCAGGTGCTTCGGTAGTGGTTTCGGTAACCTCTACTTCGTCGCGTGTTTCATCTTTCTTAGCCATAGCAATTATGTTATGCTTATAAACTTACTACTTTACTTTGAAACTATTTCTTCGTTTTGTCTAGCGGTTCGCTAACCTCTTCGATTTCAATATCGTCCTCTTCTTCGTCATCCTCAGTTACAGGAGCGGGTTTTTCCTTCAAGCTCTTCTTTTCGAGCTTGGCAATCTCAGCGCGGTACTCATCCTCGTAATCGGCTTCCTGGGCTACCGGAGCGTCAGCCGTGCGGGTGGTAAGGGAAATGTACTGTAGGACATCAGTGTCCCCAACCTCATCGAAAGACTTGCGGAAACGGCTGGCAATCTCAAGGATTTTCTCAGGATCGTTTTTAATCCGCTTCATCTGAATAACGACTTCAGGAGCCAATCTCCAACCAAAGTCTTGCATGTTGTTCGCGTTCGGCCCTTTATCGGATGAGTTGTAAAGCGCCGCTATAAGGGGTTCAGTCTCGGCTACCCGAATCTCCTTACTCTTGATGTTATAGAATTTGATGGCCATAGGTGTGAAATTAAGTTAGTTATTTGATTCCGTAATAAGCTCTGGTAGCCTCATCCCACTCCTTCTCATCATCGGAGAGGTTGTCGGTCTTACCATTGCCGAAAATATCGGATCGACTTGCGCGATCCTGTTTGCGCTGCAATTCTTCAGCCTGCTTTTTAGCGGCATCAGCTTCGGCCTGAGCCTTGGCAGCTTCCGCATAAGGAGCTAGGCCGGTCTTTACGAAGTCATACAGGGAAACAGGCGCGTTAAGAACCACCTTGCCGTCAGGCGACATGGTGAGCGTTTTGCTGTACTCGGCCCAGAGAGCCTTCATAGCTTCAGGCTTGGCCTTCAGCACGTCAGCAAAATCCTTCTGAAGCCGGTCAGCCTGATCCTTGAGTCCGATATTTACAGAGGTGATCCGGTTAGCTTCCTGGTCGGCATCGTTAATAACTTTTTCCAAAGCCTTCTGGTGGTAGGAGAGCCAAGCAACCGCAGCCTCTTCGGTGAAGGGCTTGCCATTGGGATTCTCAGCGTCGGCGGTGCGGGGATCGAGCAGTTTCATTACGTCGTCCACCGTGCGAATAGGGTCTCCAGAAGCGTCTTTCAGCTCAAGGGGAAGATCCTTGTAAAGGGTCTGGGCGACATCCCTTTTTACCGCGTCGAATTCCTGGGCCATTTGCCGCTGGATCTCTCTCTGCTGGGCGGTATCTGGCTGCTGGGGAGCGACGGGAGCATTGGGATCCGCCGGTTTTTCTTCGGGCTTTGCGGGATCAGCCGGCTTGTTAGGGTCAGCAGGAGCATTGGGATCAGCCGGTGCGTTGGGATCGGCAGGGGCATCGTCCTTTGGCTTCTCCTCAGCCTTAGCCAGGGCTGGGAACATGTCTTTGGCAACCTCATCCCATTCCTGAGCATCAGCGTCAGGCTGGTCTGCTGGAGGGGTCTGTGGCACTTCAGGAGCCGGAGCTGCTGGAGGCGTGACTTGTGGCTGGATTTCTTCAGGCATATTTAGTTGTTACTGTTTATAGAATTCACGCGGGAAATGGCGCTGTCCACCGCTTCTTTCACATTGGCAATAATGGAATAGGCAAGCTGCCTGGCCTCAATATCAACCAGAAGATCCTTGGCCGCTTGCTCCTTATCAGGCCGGTTCAAAACCGCGAAGGTGTTAAAGTTTTTTTCCAAATCAAACAAGTTCTGATCCAAGATTCCCTGGACAGCTTTGAGGGTAGAATAATCCTGTTCATCCTTTACGGATGACTTTGGTTCATCTGCGAAATTTGGTCGCACCGCCGAGCGGTAGCTCAAGCCATCGTCCATGAATGTGTGTTACTTTCTATCATTATTGTGCATACAAAATAGAAAGTCAAATACACACTTATCGCAAGAGATGTTGTAACGAAGTTGGGACGGTAGGAGTAGGCTGTGCTGGCTCTCCCTGTTCTTCAGGAAGCGGCTGGCCGGCTCCAGGCTGGCCAGGAACCTGCGGTTGGCCCATGGTGATTTCCTTGATGGAAGGTGCTTTTTCGCGGATCAGCATGTCGGTGATCTGGCGAATAGGCTCCATAACGCCAGGGCCGAGAGCTTGGGAATTCTGCATGAGGGTGGTAAGCAGGTCTTGGAGGTCGGCACGCTGCTTGGCTTCCATGTCATCAGGAGAAATGGAAACGTCCACATTGATTTCCCAGGTCTTGATCTTCTGGTAAAACAGTTCCCAGTCCATCGGAAATACGTTGTCAGGCCCAACCAAAGGCTGGCCCAGCAGCTTCATGGCGGCATCGTTTACGGCGGCGCTGGTCTCATCGTCAAGCACCACTTCGCCTTGGCCGGTCTGCTCGCAGAACAGGGTATCAAGGGCTACCAGAGCGTATTGGCGCAAAAAATTCTCCAGGATATTGGCGACCTGGTTGGCCTCAATTCCCATGAAGGCTTGGCCGGCAGCGACTCCAGGAGCAGTTTTACCGAAGATGGCACCCTGGGATCCGCCATTAGCCGTAAGGCTCTGGCCTCCCATGATGTTGTTGATCTGGGTGGTAAAGTAATTGGCAAACTGGGTGAAGTAGGCCAGCGACCCGTTGTCCAAAGTCTTTAGCTCCACATTGGCATTGGTATCGGTGGTTTCCCAGGTAACGCCACGGCGAAGGGGAGTAGGCCCCTGGAACATACCGCGCTTCAGGATAGGCGGGTTACTATTCAGCAGCAGCATGGAAGCTGTGTTGGCATAGTAGATGTTCATAAAGTTCTGGTTCGGGGAAGCCAGGCGCACGCGGGAAATTCCGAAAGGAGTAAGCGGGGCCGGATCAATCACCAAATACTGAACCTGCGGGTAACCCCACTTGGACCGGTTGTCGATTACGCGAAGGGGAGCCTCAGAAAGCTGAGGGCAGAAAGTTACCTTGGTGCTGCCCTTTCCAGTTTCAAGGCGGGTAACCACCTCATAGGCATTGCCCAAATCGTTTCCAGGAATCTTCTTAGGATCGGACTGCTTATACTCGCGGGCAACCGGATCGGTCTTAATAAGCTCTTCAAGCGCCCGAATATTCCAAGGGGTGTTGGGATTGTTTTTCTCAGCCTTCAGAATACGGCGGATCCTGGACTTGGTAAGATGGGCCTTTACGAAGTGGTAATCACTTTCGTTTGAGTCGGAAACGCCAGGCTCAAGCCCAACGTCCTCATAATTGAGGAGGCGCATGGTGGTGCCAAAATCCTCGTACATGGTTCCGGTGGCGACCATGAACGGCGCAAATCCATGGGTAAGAGCCTGTTCAGCTCCCATTTGCAGGGTAGCCAAAAGACCCTTTCCAAAGGTGCTTTCGTTGAAGGCGGTCTTTTTGAGAAGGAAAGTGGCGACCAGAGCCTCAATGCTGTTCTTACTTCCGTTAATCGTTACCGAAAGGACTGGAAGCTGCTTGAGGGCTTGGCGGGGAATCGAGCGAACCAGGCCGGCCATGGTGGTATCTCCCACGAAAGGAGCATTGTCCTGGCGGTTGATCGGCACTCCGTCAACCAGGTTGTCGAGATCCTGGAAATCGCGGGTAAATTGCTCGGTATAAGTTATGGACTGCCGGTAATCGTCCAGTAGGTTCACCATATTCACGCCCATCGAATCCAACGGCTGTTGGCCGCTCATCTCTTCAGTAGTAGCGCCGGCTACTGCCAGTGCTGCTGCTGCGGGATTCACTAATGTGGGGGTGAGTGGTGTGTCCATAAGGTTATTGGAGGTCAGGGCGTACTCCAAGGTTTACGCCTTCAAAACTGACCGACTTTAGTTTGTGATTATTATACCCCGAATCGGTGGTAACAAACCACTGCATTTCGTTGGTAATGTCGTCGATGTTCAAAAAGATCCGCTTGTTGATCGGAGCCACGCTGATAGCCGAGGCATCAATGGTGGGGAAGTAGGCGTAACCTGGAAGCATGTAGAAATTGGCGTACTCCCACTGCGGATCGCCCCACCCTCCAGTATAGGAAGGAACGGCTACAGGCCCCTGCACGGTTTTGCTCTTAGTTTTGAGATTTCCGCTCTGGTTGCGATAATTCACACCTACCGTAATTTTTCCGATGAAATTCAGGATATAGAAAACCCCTTGCACGGCGGCGAACCAAGCATTGTGGGCATCATCTCCAGCCGGAATGACAGGCCCTACCATTTGGGTCTCAAAAGGAACCAGCACTCCATTGATGAAATCGGCGGTGCTACTAAGGTCTGAGAGCCGGTAAGTCTGCTTGCCAATGCTCAGGTAAACGAAGGCGGACGAGTCGCTAGGGCTAACGGTGCCGATCCAGTCAGCCGCAATATCCATAGTATACCAAGCCCCTTTGCCCTCGATTCCAGGGTTGTTGGTATCAAGAATCAAAATCTGGCGGGGAGTGTCGAATCCGTAGGAAGGAACCAGCCACATGAACTTGTTATTCCAACCGGTACCGATTACGCGCGGCATTGCCGAAACCTTGATGGTGTCCACATAATCGTCAATCGGAGCCGAGATATTGGTTATGGAAAGCACGTTCTGGACGCTCGGCTGAGTTTCCATGGTTACGAACCCATCAGTCGAAAGGAATTTCAGGCCGCCATTATAGTTGATGGCAGAGTTAGGCGCGGCAACTCCGGCAGCCCCGTAGTGCTGCTCGGTTACTCCCCAAACAGTAAAGCTGGAATCACCGTAATTGATGGTCTGCTGGGCGAGCACGGCCTGTTTGGACAAGCCCTCGGTGTTGGAATAAAGGATGGTAAGCGCAGGAGTACCGTTTCCCTGGCGGAATCCGATAATAGCGCTTGGGTAGAAGTTGGTGCCCTTTTCAGGCTCGGCCTTATAGCCTCCATGGGAAATGGAGAAATCCAAAGCGTACTGGCCGCCTCCACCGATCCAAATGGCGTAGGGATTGTCCTGATCCCCATAAAGGATCGGGTTGCCCTCGATAACGATTCCCTGGTCAACCCTGGGGCCGTCAGTGCTGTTGGCGGTAGGAGCAACCGTACTGAGGTTAATGGAAAGGGTACCGTCATCTATGAAGGTCTGGGTATTTACGTCCAGCTGGGCAGCCAGAAGAAGCATGTCGCTAGCTTGGGGGGTACCGGAAGTTGCAGCAAGGGCAATGTAGACATTCCAAAACTGCGCTCCAGGAGGGGCGGTCTCACCACGGGTCAGGGTAACGTAGCCGGCAGGGGAAAGGGTAGACCAGTCATCACGACTGCGGAGAACCTGTTGGGTCTTGATCGGAGAAAGCTGGGTTTCGCCAACCGCTCCAGAATAAGAGTAAGCGTAATAGACGTTGTAGGAGGTACCGGTCAGGTTGGTGGCGGCGCTGCTCGGAGTGGCTACAGGGTTGGTTACCGCAGTATATTTGGTGATTGGAAAGCCTGGAGTGCTCAGGGTAACATACGCCAGCTTATCGCCGTTTTTCCCATTGATAATGAGAATTTTGTCCAGTACCCGCAAAAACTTACACATACCGGTTCCGGTAGTGGTGAAGGTGTTGGATCCGCCGCAAGCAGTCCAGCCGGTATCACCTGACTGGCAGAACTTGATCTGGCCGTTATCGGCGGTGAAGTAATAGTTGAGTCCGTTCCAATAAACTGGAAACTTCTGGTAGGCGGTACCTACGGTGTCAGGAAGGAATTTGGTCAATCGGCGGCGAGGCGTAGGATAGCCACGGTTGTCGATCTCAATGTTTTTTACCGCAGTAAGGGCATTTTTAGGAGCGACCTCTTCCCCGCCAAGAAACAAGCCCGCATCGAATTTCAGCAAGTCGATGGAGCTTATCTTCTGCTCAGGTACTTTGAGTGGTCGTCCGATCATATTAGAATCCTACTCCTGTTACGAAGCCCCAGTCCTCACGATCCGTTACATCAGCCGAAGCCGTGGAGCTGTTAAGAAGGATGGCTTGGGTAAGAAGGTCGTTGTACTTCTGTACGAAGCTGGGGCTGAGACCTCCCTTAATAATGTCTGGAAGCGAAGAATTTTTAGCGACTCCCAAAACCAGCAGTTGCTTGGGCTTTACCACCGCAAGCACGCTGTCATCGGTTCCGTCAGTAGCTACGCGGGTAAGAGAGGTCGCCACGTCGCCATAAATGGTTCCGCCGGCTTCCTGGGAAGTAAGGGCCTGGTTGAAAATAAGGGTGCCGCCGGTCTGGGCCACCTGCTTGGTAGTGCTGTTGGTGTCGATCTGATTGGCATTTACCACGTTCCAGGTAGAAATGGTCTTGCCGCCAACCACGATGTAGACTGGCCGCTTAGGGCTGGCTACCAACCTTAGAACAGCAGCGGGAAGGGTGAGGGTGGAAGCTCCCAGAACTGCGGTTCCCAGGTTGTAATTGTTCGTCCGCATGAAGTTGAAAATGACTGGCCGCCCAAAAGCGTCAGTTACATTCTCAAGCTCATCAAGGTACTGGTTGATCCAATCGACTACCTGCGAGATGTAGGTCTGGCCGTCGGTACTCGTAATATCGTCAAAGTAGCGGTTCTTAACCGCCAGGTATACGCTTTGAGCAAAATTAGTGAGTGTTGTTGAGTAGGCCATATGATTGAATTATACCACTACGATACGGAAATTTTACGTTTTTTAAGATCCTGGGCTTTTATCAGGGGAATAGTAGTAATATCCTGAGTACCCGTAGACTGTCCCTGAGCCAGTTTCCCAAGGCTTACCTTGTCCAGCTTAACGATGTCACCGATCTTATTGGTGGAAGCCTTTGTTCTGCCACCACCAGATCCGCTGCCCTTTTTCGCCTTCTTAGGGGAGTAAAAGTGCTCGGCCTGGTCATTGGTGTTCCGGCTGACTTTCCCATCGGTAAGCCAGGTATCAATATCCCAGAGCTTCTGGTACATCTCAGGATTGTAGGTATCGCTCTTCGGATCGCCCAAAGCACGCCACTCGGCCAGACTGGTCTTGTGGTACTGGTCAACCAGATCATAAGGAACATTCTTTTCCTTATAGATTTCGCCGCGCTTGATTTGGGTATCGTACTGCTTCAGCTCCTTTTCGGTGGTAGTAGGATCAGCCGCTTGCTGGGCACGCTTCAATTTGAGGGCTGCTAGGTTCATATCGTAATTTCCGTCCTCAAGGTAGCGGGTGTCCTCAGTAGCGGTAACGCCACGGGTCAGACCGGAAACCAGCTTATCCATATCTTTGCTGGAAACTTTTTCGCCCTTACCGATTTTGTCATAAATAGTCTGCTCGTCCTTGGCCAAAATGCCACGGAAAGCGGGAGTAAATACGCCGGTATCGTTGATGGTCTTGATTTTGTCGGAAACCAGCTTCTCCTCATCGGAAAGCTCTGCCTGGCGCTTTTCACCGTCCTTGGTGGCATTTTTCCCATAAGTCTGCACGCCAACCCCGAAGAAGGCGGGCACGTTTTCCGCTATAGAAAGAGGCAGGTTGCCAGTATCGGCATAGGTGTCAGCGATTCCGGTTGGAGCGAGAGGCGCAAACATCTTCGCACCCTCAACCAGGGGATTCAAAGGATCCCCAAACTTGGTAATCAGATTGCCGTCTTTGTCGTGGCCGCTCTGGGCAAGCTCGGCTGCATATCCTAGAAGAGGGTTGAGCTTGTTGGTGATAGCATCGACTACCACATCAAACCTGGAAGGAGCACCATACCCGTCGCCAAGGGTGGCAAGCTCTCCGGTTTCGGAACTTACCTTCTGGCCGGTAGCAAGGCGGGCCAACAGCACAATATTCTGCTGCAATCCTCCCAAAACGTCATAGCGGGTATTGTCGATACGGAGCTTCAGGAAGTCGGAACTACGGGGATCCAGGTCAACCGAAGCGTCTTTTCCAGCAGCCGTAGCGGTAGCGAGGCCAAGGGTAAGTGCGGTAGTGGCGGTTCCCAGGAAAGACCCCATATACTGAAGGGCGCGGTTTCTAGCTACAGGAGCCAGGCTTGCGTAATAAACAGGATTCAACATGCTCAATCGGCTTGCCCAAAGACGCGGAGCGAACAAGGTAGAAGAAAGGGTGGTCATATTGCGCTCAGTCCAGCCGCCTGGCCGTCCGCCGGATCCGGTAAAGGTGTTGATTACGTTACCCATATCCAGCAAATCCTTGTCAGACATTTTAGAAAGGGCCTCATCAACGCCGCCGATAGAATCCAGCCATTGCTTCGCAATATTGTAGCGGAGCTTGGTAAGGCCGCCTGTGTAAGCTCGGTCAGAAGCAGCGACACCTTTTCCATAAAGCGGGATCTTCTCAAGTAGGCCGGCAGAATTTACCAGCTCCTCATGGTCTCCAAGAACGGCGGGAAGGCGAACCCGCATCTTTTGGGTGATGGTAGAGAAACCATCGTCCTCAATAATATCGCCCATGGCCTTCTTAAAGTAATCGGTGTCAAAGGCATACTTAACCGATTCCACGTTAGCATTTGCCCATTCAGGCAGGTTTCGAGCCGCAACCGGCCCGCCTTGGCGAAGTCCCATTGAGAAGTCCAAGGTAGTCATTGCGGTGCGGGGAATACCCATAACCTCAACCAATTTCTCACGCCAGCTGGAAGGAGCTGAAGAAACGGCCTCCTCAACAGCTTTGGCCAATTCTTCCCCGTCCTCTCCGAAAAACTTGCGGATGGCCAAAACGTCGCTCTGGGTAGGCTTTTCATCAACCGCTCCCCAAATCTTGCGAAGTGCCTGTTGAACCTGAAGTTTCTCGAAAGGTCGGGCCTCGGACTGCTGCACGGTATTGAGCAGGTCGGTTTGGGTGGCCTCATCCAGGGCAATAGGGTTGAACCCTGATTTGTCATAGGATCCGGCCAGCGCCTTCATCTTAGCTCTGACACCAGCTTCACCACCTCCGGCAGCCTCGTAAGCGGCATCACCAGCTGCGATACGCTGGGATCGGTCTACCGTTCTGAGCTGCTGAACCTCGTTATAGCTCTGCTCCGCTTCTTTGGTAGCGGTCAAAAGTTTCTTAACTGGGCTGGGAGACTGCTCAACCGGTGGGACAACACCTGGTTCAGGAGGGACAATATTGCCTTTCGGTGGGACAGGAGCGCCTTCCACTGGGACGGCATCGGGGGAAACTGGGACAGTTTTGGCAGCGGCAGTTTCCTGCATGGCAGGTACCAGGCTTCGCATACCTTCCTTATAATCACCCTCTGGAAGCGCATCGAAGGCAGCCTTGATCTCGTCAGGCTTGCCAGATTTCATGGCGTTGTCGAAAGAATCCTCAAGCGGGGTGCGTCGGGAAGCCACTACAGCGGCGGCATCTTCAGGAGCAGCAGCAGCCTTTAATGGCTGCCAGGTTCCATCAGCAGCCTGTTTTTCAATCCAAGAAGGATCAACCTTTCCATTGAACACGGTCTCACCAGTCGGACGCTGCACCAGATTTTTAACCTGGTCCTTGGGTACGTTTACGCGAAGAAGCTGGCCGCCTTCACCTTCGGCATAAACTTTGCCCACAGTTTCTTCAGGGAAGCCGAATACGTTGCCTTTGGTACCCATGCCGCCGCCAGAATTCGCACCGCTTCCGATAAGTCCCTGGTTGGCAATGTCGTCAATATTTCCGGTAGTGGAGTGATAGAACACCTTGCCAGGCTCATCAGCTACGGCAGTAGCAGCTGGCAGCGAAGGAGCGGTGTTGGCCTTCATCAAGGAAGGGCCGGTAAGGTCATTGATACTGCGGTTGGCAGCAGGAGGCGTAATGGCTTCCTGGATAGCGTCAGGAGCGTGCATAGCCTGTACATCCTCTGGACTGAGCACCTTGGGTGTCAGATCCTTCAAAGTACGCTGCCCAGGGATAGCGTCAATCATTTCAGCCTTGCGAAGCTGGGAAGCGGCAAGCTCGGCATCAGCTTTGCGCTGGAAGGCGGGAGTTTCCAAAATGGCATCCTCGACGGTCTTATCGCCATAGGGATTATTCAAGGCACCGGCATTGGGATTCTCTGGCCGTGGAGTCAGCTTCGCAACAGGAGCATTTGGAACGGCATCAGGATCCATGACAGCGCGGGCACCAGAGCTGGCTTCAGCACCGGCGGAATTTCCGCCCCGTCCGGTAAGTGCTCCCCATGCTTTTCCAAGACCAGAAGCAGCCAAAGACAAAAGACCACCGGCAGCAGCGCCAGTTCCAATGGATTCGGCATAGCTCCCAACATCGGTCTTATTGTTTTGCGCGGCGCTCTCAGCTCCGTAAATACCGCCGATCAGGGCATTTTTACCAGCGGTTCCAAGAACCGTAGCTTCAGCGGGAGCTTGCAAGGCAGCGGAAGCCGGCTTCAGAGATCCGGCTGTAAGAACGTCGGTAAGAATTCCAGCGGCATTTCCAGCCACCTGAAGAGGAGTATCGTTAAAGCCCTGGATCTCGTTGGGATCCATAGTAACGGGCTTCGTATTAAGCAGATCCCGAAGATGAGCCTTCTTAACCGGATCGGTGGTTTTACGCATGGCAGCCAGGATATTGGCATCCTGGGCATCGTTCATCTGTCGGGCGTGCTCATTTACGCCGGCTACGGTCTCTTCGTAAGGAATTACCTGGGCACCAAAGAGCTTCCCATCGTAAGCGATAGGAGCGGCAATCTCGTGGGCAAAGCCCTCGGTTCCGTTAAGAATGGTGCTCCCAACCTTCAGTGCGGCCTCGCCTGGATGGGCAACAGCAAACTTGGCCTGGTTTTCTATCCAGTTTCCAGCCTTCTGCAAGAGACCTGGTTCAGGCTCGGTGTTCTGCGAAGGAGCGGCACCGATGACAGGGATTTGATTTTGGGTATTGAGAATGGGCTGCTGCACCGGCTGGGGAGCCTGGGCCTTTACCAGCTGCACCGGACTTACATTGCGAACACTCTGGGCATCCTGAAAAGGCGCTATCGAGGTAGGCGCTGACTGTACTTGCAATGCGGGTGCGGGAGTGCTGGAGACAGGAATAGGCGCAGGGGCAACAGCTAACGGCTGTGCTTGCTCATCTTCCTTCTTCCCGAACAACCGACCTAATAGGTTGGTTAGGAAGTTCATATGGAATGTTAATCTCCGCTCTGGTCAATTTGAACAGCCTTCTGCAAAAACTCAGGAGCCACGGTGGTTTGGATCCGTCGGCCACGCATGGTCGGTTGCAAATCTCGTCCGTAAGAAGCGGGTTGAAGGTTAGGGCCGAACTGGGCCGGCTGGAGCATCTGGGCGATATTCAGGGGTTGTGGCTGTACGCCGTTTCCAGCTCCAGAAAGGCTTACTGGAACTACGTTAGGCCGAGCCACCCCAATCGAGGCGGTGCTTGGAAGGCTCATCGGATTGGCGGCATTTTGTACTGGAACAGGGCCAGAAGCCGGCTGGATATTCTCAGTCAACCCACCGTTCTGCTGGAGGGCTGGATGAGGGGTGGCTGGCTGAAGTTGCTCGCCTCCGAACAATCGGTGGAAAAGATTATTTAGGAATTCCATATTAAGCGTCCCTTCGTTTAGTAGGCGCAATGTAGGCGGTAAGACCTGGGAGTCCGCTGATTCCGCTTACAGGAGCCGAATTGATAGAAGTTCCACCGCTCAGGTAGTCCGCAAGGCTAGGGGCAACATAGTTGGCACCCTGGTAAGTAGGCCCGCTGGTAGGAACGATGTTGGTAGCGATTTCTGGGAACAGGGCGGCGAGCAGATCGGAATACTGCTTGGCTTTGTCGGCCTGTTGCATGTCAGCGTAATCATTGCTGAGGTTTCCGTAGATGGTCTGCTGCTTCTGGGCCACGTCAGAACGAATACCGCGCTGTGCGTCCTCAGCTGCACGGGCAGCCTCGTCACGGCGGATCTGGTCGGCATCTCGGAATTTCTTGATTCCGGTATCAAGGCCGGACTGGTTGGTAGCGTAAATATCGTTGGCACCGGCAATATCGGAATTGGCACCACCCTGGACAGCTCGGTTGGCAAGGTCAATTCCAGATCCGTTCAAAGCTCCTAGAGAAGAAAGTACGCCGAACAAACCTTGGCGGCCTTGGGCTGCGTTAAGAAGGGAAGTCTGGACACCCTTCAGATAACCTTGCTTGTTGCTCACGCTCTGGTCGCCATAGGCGGACTCATTGCCGGCAGCTTCAGTACCGTAACGGCCAAGCAGTCCCGAAAGGGCGTTCTGGACAGAAGAAAGCCCGCTACTGAGCAGGGTCTTTGTAGCGTCCAAAGCCGACATATTCTGGTTGATGTCGTTGGTGCGATCAGGAATTACTGGGGCAGGAGCGGGAGCTGGAGCCGGTGCGGGAGAAGGAGAAACAGTCGGAGTCGGAGTGGCAGTAACCTTGGGAGCCGTGCTGATCGTATTGGTAGGAGAAAGCACGCTGATTCCGGCGGCTGGCTGCAACTGCTGGGTCGAAATAGTATTTTGCAGAGTAGGGCTAGAACCCTGGATGGTTGGGCTGGATCCTTGCAGAGTGGTAGCCGAACCCTGAAGGTTGTTGCTTCCCGTCTGAAGCACCCCATTTATATAGACGTTCCCTGTAGCAGGGTCGGTACCATTGTAAGGAATTGCCATAGAGTTGATTTAATAGGTGTATGCAATAAGTATAATACTTCCCACATTGTAACACAAATCATTCAATGATAATCTAGTGGCAAGGGGTTTGATCGAGGCAAATAAAAAACGCCTGTCGCGGTTTTTACCGCACTTACCCCTACCCTTTTTAAAGGCCCCTCTATCTCCGAGGCGGCCTTTTCCTTTATACTGGGGCCAAACAAACCTAATGGAAAATTACTACTGTCAACAGCGCGGGAAAATCTGCTATGCCACCGCCGCAGAAGCGGGCAAGGCATATAAAAAATCCAAGCGGTACGGCCTGGATATTTTTCGCTGTTCGGACTGCGGGCACTTCCATCTGGGCCGGCGGAAATTCCGATCCGGCAAATACCAATACAAGGAAAGGCGGCGGCTAAAGTTTTATCCCCTCGGAGAGGAGGTAATCTAAAACGTCCTGGGTAGACCTGGCCACGCACGCGAAGTGGCCCCCCTCAAGCCGCTCTTTTCCCCACAATTTCTGCATCATGCTCGACTGGCCGGTGGGGGTCTTTACCTCCACATACACGCAGATCGGGACGATCCTGTAATTGAGGTCGGGAAAAGTTACCGGTATCGACATGATGAGGTCGTAATGCCCTACAGGAGCACCATACACGCCAGGATTAACCTTGGTTACGGTTGCGCCTTTGGCCTCGAAGTCTTTTTTTATCTTTCGCTGGATTGTCTGCTCGCTCATCCCAAAACTCCTTTCTCACCTGTTCCGGTGATTCCTTTATAAAGATCTCCTCATGCCATATGAACAGTCCGGTGCCTCGGCAGCTCAGGCAAAGCGCCGTGGTCTGGTTGTGCTTCCCCTGGCCTTTGCACGCGCTACATACTTTTCGCCGCTCCAATATCTCGATCATTCCCCCTCCTCTTTAGTAATGGTAGTGACCGCCCTGACCTTGCTTTCTATTACGATCTCAACGGTTTCCACCAGCTTATAAACTTTCATAACGGTTTGGCCGAAAGGCCCCTCTTCCCGAATCTCCCACTTGCCGCTTTCCAGATCTGACATCTGGATCCCGTGCCGCTTCATCAGTTCCATTTTTTCCTTGAACCTCGCCTCTCGGTCAGCCAGCCGAGACTTTTCCATCATCTCCTTAAATGCTCCCATCTTGACCTCCTTCGATAATAGTTACTGGAGCGTTTTTCTTGGTCGGATCCAAACGCTCTCCCCACATCCTGCTCATCTGGGGAACCTCGACCTGGTAAATCCCCTTCTCGTTTTTGACCGCGCCAGCGGGAGCCACGGTTGACCACATGGTCAGGTACATATCCTGGCCCACCACCCTAAAGGTCTCCACCAGCTTTCCATCCAACTGGTCAAACACCTCATCCAAAGCCTTCATATTCCGCTTCTGGGCCATATTGAGGAGTCGGGCCGCAACCACCGAGCTAACCTTTACGGTTTCTTCGGGCGCTCTGCCCTCGTTACGGTGAAACCGCTCCCACTGCTCCTGGCACTCGATAATTTTCCCTGGCAAGGTGCGGGCTTGGCCGGCCATCTTCTGCATGGTCTCGCGGAAAGATTGGGTCGGCAGCTCTTCGGCCATATCCTCTTCGATCTCTACCACCTGCATCTCCGGCTTTTTTTCTCCCTCTTCAAGGCTCGGCTCAACCTCCTTGGCAAACGGGTAGATCTGGTAAACCTTCGGCATCTTTACCTGGACAGGGGTTTCGACCTTGCCGTCCAACCTGGAAATCGCGGTAGTAATCGCGGGCAGGTTTTCCATTGCGGCGGCCCGAACCATGGCGAATACGATTGACTGGCGGGTGGTAAAGCTCTCGTCTTTTTCCGCCTTCAAAAACTGGTACCAGTCCCAGCCTGAAACCTCCTTCAAGAAGAGGGCGAGTTGTCGCTTATTATCGTCCATATTACCAATCCGCTAGTGACTGCTGGCTTTCCTTTTGCTCTTCCGGCTCATCCTTTTCAGGAGTGAAACCTGGCGCGGTGAAAAATCCGCGACGGCTCATCCCCTTTTCTACCATATCCTTCGGAGCCACGGTCTTAATCATGTACCGCTTGGTGATGAACCCGCCCTCGTCCTGGGCGCTGCGGCGCTCGAACCCTACCGACTGGATAGCTCGGCGCATATTGCTCATCCCCAAAGGAACGTAGCCCTGGTCGGCGCACCAGTTCTCATAATCAACCCGAACGGACTGGAAATTATCGAAAGCCACGATTCCATCCTCCAGGAGCGACTTCGCGTAATCTTCCGCGTTGTTGGCCTCCCCATCGTAATCGGCTTTGGCGTGCTCGGTGATCGCGGAAAACTTGTAGCGGTACTGCCGCTCCTTCAATTCCTTGGCGACCCGCATCATCTCAGCGATCAGCTGGCCAAGCACTTCGGGCGTGAAGGTCTTTTCCTCGAACATGGGATCAGCCTCGAAACGCGCCCTGAAAGGGATGATGAAGGTTCGGCGGCGGGCGGAAAAACCCTTGTCGTTGAATACCGGCACCTGGTTCGCGGAGAAAATATGGTGCATGTTCCCACGGATGGTGATCGCATCCTGGCTGTGGAACTTATGGACTTGAAAATCCTCGTGGGTACCGATGCTCTTATAGATCTGGGTATCGTCCACCTTTCCTTCGCTCGACTCCTTTACCACGTTGGCAAGGTATCCGTTCAGCATCGGAGTATCGCGCCCGTCAGTCAGCCCCTTTACCGTGAGGCTGGCAAGCTGCCCTGGGAAAATCCGGTAGAGCGCGTCCATCAGCGAGCTTTTTCCATTGGCACCGTCGCCCACCCACCAGAAAACCCCATACGGCTTCTTGTCCATGATGAGCGGAGCCATGCTCTGCAAAATATCCTCGTACACGCCTGGATCCCCCTTGGCCGCGCCCAATAAAAAATCGACTTGGCAGTTCTGCTTGGCCGGCTGGTAGGGACTGCGCCACACCACGTTCTGAGCCTCCACTTCCTCGGTGAATTCCAACTTTCTTCCGTCCCAGACCTGGTTTCCGAATAGGAAATAGTGCCCGAACTTTGAAACGTCGGGAGCTATATTGATGACGTAGGCATAGACATCGGCGGCGGCGCTGCGGCTGATTCCCCCGATCATCCCATACAGAATCCCCTCGAAGCGATCCTTGCTCAGGCGCTCGTAATGGGGAAACGGATCCTCCACCAGAATAAGCGGGCGGCCATAGAACCTGACTACCGTATGGTTATTGAAAACCTGGATGGCGCGTGAGGTGATTACCGACATGTTGGCCACCTCGTCCTGCATGGCGCGAGCCTCTTCCAAGCTTTTCGGCTGGACGGTGATCTGCTTAGGCATCGAACCCCCTCCCCTTCTTCTCTTCCTCAAGAACCCAGACCATTACGTCGTGGGTAAGCTCGGCTGGAGGCGGCACCTTTCCGCCCTCCCAGTTGTAGACCGTCTGGCGGGTAACCTTGTACAGCTCCGCGAACTTTATCGCGCTGAGGCCGAGGTACTGCCGGAAGTCCCTCACGAGGTAGGGCCAGTCGGGTATTTTTTGGATTTCTTCGGTTTGCATAGAACCATTATCCGGCTGGGCGGAGGGTATGTCAAGGACTATTAAACACTGTGTTACAATGTAATAACAGGTGTGGCAATTCGTATAAACGCCCTCTAAATTCGGAGAAACAAGCTCTGGAACAGAAAAAGACCCAGGGTCGATTCCGGGTCTTTTTCAGTGGGGCAAAGGAGGGTGGGCGGCTAACCCAGATCCACTTTACTTCTTTACGGAGGTGACGGTCAAGTTGGCAGGGGTGCCGGTGATCTTGACGTAGAATCCGCCAGGAACCTCGAAGTTAATCAGGCCGACAGCGGCGCTGTTGTTGCTGAGGGTGGTAAGGCTGGAAGCGGAAGGCCCCATCTCGATCTTCAGCGAAGCGGAAGTGTTGACGGCGATATACAGCTCGCATCCGAGTCCGCTAGCGGGCTGGAAGGCGGTACCTGAAACTACGGTCTCGACTACTGCGGCGCGGGAACCGGCTGCGGTGGATCCGCCGGTAACGGCAGCAGCGTCTACTTTGCCCCGTGCGATTGCGTCATCTTGGGTGGTGGTGTTTGCCATGGGTATAGCTTAATGATATATAAGTTTGCTGAAACCATTGTATCACATTGTTATACGAACAAGTCAAATGGTTGGATTGCCGAACATAAGCCGAACAACGGTTTTGGGGAAAAAAATTGTGGGATCGGATGTACCACCTATATACGAACGCGCCAAATAGCACCCCCCCCTGCCACCCCACCCCCACCCCCTCCCTTCCGTTCAAGTGCCGGCCTCTTTTTTCCCCCGCCACTATGTACGGTGTCTGTTCGCTTGACATATATATGCGCGGTATGCTAACGCGCGGGCGTTCAATTATTAAGCGCCGATGCTTTAAAAACCTAGACACTTTACCTGTCTAGTTTCCATGTTCGGTTTTTACCGCCCAAGGATCCCAAATAACTAGACACTTTCAATAGACAGTTTTGAATTTTGCTTACAGAGTAACTAGACACTTTCAACGATTTTTCTATTTTACCGTATTTTTATAATGTTGCTTTTTAAATATCTAATAAAGATTGAATAACTGTCTAAAGTGTCTAACTGTCTAGCTGGATGTTCGGTGTTTGCTACGTCACCCAACCGCCCAAATATTCAAATTGTAGTTGCCTAGACCTTATTTTGTGTTACATTAGTTATGACAATGTATAACGATGCTTGACAAAATGTAACACAATGTTATACAATGGATACGTTGAGGAAGGGCACAGGCCGCCAACCCCAATATATACAGGGGACAAAACCGGCGGCCACCCACTCACCACCATTTAACAAACCGGCTACATATACGCGCTGTCTCCTGACAGTCTCCCTATGCTCTCTACTAAGGCAAGGCTCTAAACAATAATGCCCTTGCCAGATAAAGCGGACGGGGTGAGCACAGTTCAAGACGGCGGGTATATGTAGCCATAACTCAAAAGCAATATATGGAAAACCGACGGTCTAGGATCTTGAAGGCACGCCGCCGCGCTACGCTTGCGGCAATCCTGAAAGGGTGTGTACTGGTAGCTCTGTTCGCGATGGTGCTACGCGAGGCGGGGCACGCTTTGGACAGGGGGCTTGACCGGCGGGGAATTCCCGACTGTGGCCAGTATTGCGGGACGTATAACAGGTAATTAACCAATTAAGGAAAGGGCAATATATATGAAAACGCGAGATTTTATCACAAAGGCAATCGAGGGATCTACCAAATCCCGCTCGTGCTCTAGCGTCTTTAGCGAGGGAAACGGAACCGAAAAGGCCGCCGTTTACTCCTACGGCTACCATTACCCCCTTATATTCAAGGTGGGCGGGAAGCTAGTCCGAAACGTGAGCGGTTACAGCCCAAGCACTGGCCGGCACATTCTCTGGTCTCGTGATCTTGAGGCCATCGACATTCACGCGGGCGGCAATTTCCGCCTGAGCTATGACGACGCGCAAAATATGGTCGAGTTGCAGAACGCGCAACAGTATTACATCAGGGAACTACGCGCCAAGATGGACGGCAAAAAGCGCAAGGACACGGCTATTTTCCGCGATCTTGAAAACCAATTGCACTACGCAATTGAGCAGTTGAACGCCCTACAAGCCTAATATACCCCTATGAAACAATCTTTTTACTTGGGAAAGCTGGAAGGCGAGCACATATATTTAGAGGGTTTTGAGTGGGCTTGCGAGTGGTACTGGTCTGGCGGTTATATTGAAGGCTACGCCAAAAAGTCCCCCACTGAGCGGAACTGGCAATCTCACCAGCACTTTGACGGCCTGTTTCTGAAGGGACAGGGAGGGATTGACCGACTGTTACAGCTGGAAGATTGCCCCTATGACCAAAAAACCCTCTGGCTGTTGCTGGATCTGATGAAACAGTTTTACGCCTTGAGGGATGCGGCGGAAGTCTACCAATACGGCGGCCATATGTGCTCTGAGGCGGTAGGGGTTCCCCACGTTTTCAAGCCCAACGCAATGAGTCGGGCGCTTAACAATGACATTGAGGTTCACATAATCCCGCAAGTGGTCGAATTGCTAGGGGGTGCCCAATGATCCGACTAGATGAAGAATGGAAGTTTCCAGCCGACCAGGTAAATGGCGACGTGATAGCTGAGGTAGGCCGCAAGGCTTTCCACAGCTCAGGGATTAGCGCGGTAACGGGACATAACAAATTTTTCCAGGGCTATATATGCGTTCTGGAAAAGAGTCCTGGCCACCTGACAACCTATTTTTACCGCCACTACCCCAAGGCGCGGAAGTTCCACGGGATATTTCCCACAAACCTATTTTAAAAACCAAAAGAAATAAATAATCACAATCACCATGAACAATCCAATTTTGAAGCTCAAGCCTATGGCAAATAAGAAAGCAATCCTAAAATTGCTACTCAAACTATCGTTTTTCTCCTTCGGGATTTACGGGATGGTATGCGGCTATAACAATTTTACCGCCTACTCAGTCCGTACTTACCACAGCTTTATTACCAACCAGGCCGAAAAGATGGGAGTCGTAAAGACTGAGGCGCAAATCCACTATGTAGTGGATCCAGTACAGGCCGCCGGTATCGTAAAGGACGCGGCTCAGGAAGGGGCGGCCAAGGGTGCAGACCAATCCATTAAGGCCAACTTGGGAAAATAGGGCGGGGAACTTCCTTTGAAAAAGCCCTGATACTGGCCAAGATCAAGGCTGAGTTCCCTGGAAACTATGGCCAGATGACAGCTATTTTCACTTGCGAATCAGGTATAAACCCGAAAGCGGTTGGCGATAAGTCACTGCAATATGTCCAGAACGGGATCACCTACGGCGCAAGCTACGGTATCGCTCAGATCAGGTATTTACCTGGCCGGCCAGATCCAGAATGGCTATTGAACCCTACCAACAATTTGGAATACGCCCGCCAGCTCTACGAGAGAAGCGGGGTGAATCCCTGGACGTGCAGCCGCAAGGGTGTGGCCGCCAATCCAGGAAACGCTAACTAACCTAACTCTATATATGAACTATTACCTTTTGACCTTCTGCATCTTTGACGGGGGGCACGAGCATTACACCTACATAACCACTCAGGCGGAGAATGAGGAGGCGGCCACCAAAAAGGCGCTTACCCAAGAGCATGAGGACGAAATGCCAGAGGGCGAGGATCCAGAGCTTACCATGTTTGATTATGGCGACGGTGAGACCATCTGCAAGTTCAAGTATGCCAAGGAAATTACCAAGGCGCAGATGGAAGCCCTGGACGATACTGGCGTTGCTAATTTTTACCTACTTTAATACCGGCTCTGGGAGGGGCTAGCCAAACTATTTTCAATTATCATTTATGAAAATCCTTTCAACCACCGATTACAAGATCTTCAAATCCGTAAAGGGCAACCGCAAGGTAAATGCCCGCCACGTCGAGCGATTGACGGCTTCAGTAGCCGATAACAATATGCTTGAAACCAACCCGATCATTGTCAATGACAAGATGGAGATTATCGACGGCCAGCACCGTTTGGCTGCCGCCTCTGCCCTTGCGGTACCTATCTTCTATGTGATATTGCCGCTTGCCGATCTGGGACAGGTTCAGCTTATGAACGCCAATATGAAGCCCTGGTCAATGGAAGATTACCTTGACTCTTATATCTCAATGGGCAATGCCCACTATAAGAAGCTCAGGGAATTTACCAGCACCTACGATCTGCCTATCACGGTAGGGGCTAACCTTCTTTACGGGGAAGTTCGATCACTGGGAAACCGCACCGCCATTACTCACCTGTTCAAGACCGGAGAGTTTGAGGTGCGCGACGAAAAGGGTGCCAAATTCACCGCCGACTATATAACAGCCGTTCGGGAATACTTTGAGCCGGCTGCCCGCCGACACCGCGATCTGTTCTACGCTATCCAAGCCCTGATCCGCAAGGATATTCCAGAGGCAATGGTAGTTTCCAAGTTGAAGGCCGCCGGAGAAGTGCAGCCGCGCAAGTCCAGTACCAGGGATTACCTTCGCATCTTCGAGGACGTTTTGAATAAGAACGCCAAGGCCGGCCACTCGCTTCGACTGTACTAGCCATGGAAAAGAAGCCACGGCAACCAAAACCTGAGCTTCCGAAATTCTGTATGCTCTGCGGCCAGCAGTTCGAGAGCCTGGTGGAGCATGTGAAGAGCGCCCACCCGCAGTATTATCAACCTAGACCCAATAAGAAGAAGGAGGCTGGAAAATGAACGATCCTATTGAACCAAATTTTTGGGATGATCGCACCACACCTGATGCTTACGGGGCTACTGAGTCTGCCATTGATATGGCAAAGCGCCATGAGCGGATGCTGTTCAAGCAATATGCCCGCAAGGTTGAGGAACAATATCAGATGGGCGGATTGTCTGACGGCCTGTATGAGGATTACGCTTGGGACATTTATCAGATGATGAAGGGAATTAAGCCGCTCACTACCAACCCTTCTTTATATGGAATCAATGTCGTGGTGAATGAGTACCTGCCGCCAAACACCATAATGATGGGCAAGAGTTTATACGATAGCTTGAAAGGAGAGTAATGCAGCTTTATCAGTTCCAAACCGAATACTTGAAAGGCTTGCCCAGCAAGTTCATCTTCAGTGCCGATACTGGGACTGGTAAGACCATTCTCAGCCTGGCTCACTACGCCCAGAAAACAGCCCACCTGGAGGGCGACGCGGTAATATACCCGAAACGGTTGCTGATTATAGCTCCTGCGGCCAAGATCCGAACCGGTGACTGGGAGCGGCACGTCGCTGAATTCTTTGGAAGCGATATGCCCCAGGTGGATTACTACTCTTACGAGAAATTTACCCGCAACCCTACCCGTAAGGAGGTTGGCAAGAAGGCAATCTGGAAAGAGTGGTGTGAGCTGCCAACCGGATCCTTCGCGGTGATAGCTGACGAGGCGCACAAGCTGGCCAATCCCCAAAGCGGTATCGGCAAGGCGATGTTCCAGGTAGCCCAGCGATCAGGATTTTTCGTGGGACTTACGGCCACTCCCCTGCCAAACGGCTGGATCAGCGCGGCCAACTATTTCAAGATCTTCGGCTTCACTCCTAACGTGACCACCTTCAAGCGGCGGTACTGTAATATCCAGACTTATAAAGGGTTCCCTGAAATCGTCGGGTATTACAATGAGGATGAGCTGAAGAGGCTCTGGAACAGCATATCCAAACCGCTTCGCAAGGAGGACGCAATCGACCTGCCGGATATTGTAACGGTGGCGGTTGAGATCCCTACCGCCAAGCAGTACCCAGAGGTTCGCAAGACCCGCATGTTCAATGAGAAATTGCTGGACAATCCGAGCGCTTACCTGCACGGCCTGAGACAAGCCACCGTGGAAAGCAAGATCCCCTGGCTTGATGAGTTCGTGGAAGGGGTGAGCAGCAATATCGTGATTTTCTACAATTATGTCTGCGAGCGGGAAGCGATACTGCAAATGCTTCAGAAAAACCATAAGGGGCGCACGGTATTTCGGGTGGACGGCGCAGTCCATGAGCTGCCAAAGCCGGCTGAATGGCCAAGCCTCAAGCGCACCATCACCCTTGCCCAGTACCAGAGCGGAAGCACCGGAGTCGAGATGACCTATGCCGATACAATAGTATTCTTCAGCCCGACCTACTCATATACCCTGTACCACCAGTCAGTTGGCCGGATCGAGCGCATAGGCCAGAAAAAGAAGATGACACTTTATAAGCTCTGCGAGCCTAAAACAGTTGAGATCGACATATGGCGTGCCATCAAGCGCAAGACCGATTTCAGCGGCAAGATGTGGCTCAAGGAAAATGAACCTAACAGATGGAAGGAGGAGGAATGGAACGGACAGTAATTCGGCAAGTGACTTGCCGCAGCATCGACGAGGTATGGGAAGAAGCGGAAAGCGAAATGGAGGACGAAGAGGTAGAATTGGAAGAGGAGGATCCCAACGATCCGCTCTGGCCTACCCCGCAACAGGTTTATCCAGAAGATTACCCTTCCCGCCGGTTGTAATGTGGTAATGAATTGTATTACAATAATTGTACGAATGTAACAACTATGATTAAATTATCCTATGCCTAAACTACCCAAAGGAAAGAACGCAAACGCGCGGGTTTCCGAAGAATTATACCTGAAGATCCAGGAGTACGCGGACTTTGCCGATGTCTCCGTGGGTCACATCATCCGAGAGGCGCTACAGGAATATGTCTGGGCGCACCCGCTCAAAACCGAGGAGGTTATCAAGCACCGGCAAGAGCGCGAACTTAAATTAAAAACCATCTTAACAGAGAAAGGAGCCTAGTATGTACGAAGATACTTTATCACTGGGGTGCGGAGGCGCGATTTTCCTAATCGTTATGGCCCTGATTTTCGGGGGAATGTTTACCGAGTGGGAAGCCTCTGAGGACAATGTTTCAGGGATCGTATATAACACCACCAACAACAGCTTTATCGCTGGCAATACCAATTTCAGCGTGCGGGCTGGTGAGAATACCCCCACCACCGAAGAGAACAAGTCGAGCTACTGCTTGCCACCCAACAGCCCTTACAAGGATCTTGTAAACCGAGCTGCCGGCGATAAGCGGATCAAGGTTCAGGTCACTACCAGAAAAGGATTTTGGTTCAAGGCACCCTGGACTTGCATAGATAACGTAACCGTAACGGAGGTAAAATGAGCAAACTAGTATTAGTAATCTCGCCAAGCGGCACCGGTAAGTCCAGCTCTCTCCGCAATTTCAAGCCGGAAGAGTGCGCGGTGATCCTGTGCTCAGGCAAGGAGCTGCCTTTCCGCAGCGAGCTAAAGACCAAGGTTCCCCAGTCAGCCGCCGACGTGCTGGCAGCCGTGGCAAGCGCACCTACCCCAGCGGTAGTGATCGACGATGCCAACTACCTGATGAGCTTTGAGGAAATGAATCGGGTAAACGAAACCGGCTACGCCAAGTTCACCCAAATGGCTCAGAACATGTTTAAGATTTTCAAGGCTATTATTGATAAGCCTGGCGACCAGATCTTCTACATTTTTGCCCATGCCGAAGATCGGGATGACGGTGTGCTCAAGTTCAAGACCACCGGCAAAATGCTTTCCGAAAAGATAGTCCTGGAGGGACTAACCAACATCCTCATTACGAATGAGGTAACCGCTGACGGCCAGTTCGTATTCAGGGTGCAGACCGATGGCTCAGGGGTAAAGACCCCAATCGGAATGTTTGATGAGCCTACCATCGAAAATGACCTGAAGCTGGTAGACACTCGAATCCGCGAATACTACGGCATGGTTCCTGAGAAGAAAGCTCCCGCCAAAAAGGAAGAAGCCAAGGCTGAGGAGGCCAAATGAAGCAGGAAATCAAGTTCCAGGAACAGATAGACTACAGTAATAAGTTTGAAGTTGAGGTCGCTATTGAGGGATATATCAGCCCGCGAGACCAGGCGGTTATTTCCAGGGCGATTGAACGGATCCGACTAACCGTCGCACCATACCTTCAGGCCAAGCGCGAAAAACTTTCTTCACCAAAAACCACTAAGTAATCAGGAGACCATATGCCATTCGGACAAGTACCCCTTACTGAGCGCATCGAAAACGACTTTGCCTACCATAAGCCTACGCCTGAAAAGGTAGTAACCCATGGCGAGATGCGGGACAAATGCAAGGAACTGGCACTATACCTGGAAGCCAACGTACCAGCTGGCCGCGAGCTGTCGGTTGCCCTGACCCACCTAGAAGAGGTGATGATGTGGGCAAATGCCGGTATCGCACGCAACTAAGTTTATAAGAGTTTAGCCACCTAACTAATTTTCATTATGGATTTCAACGATTCCCACAAGCAAGAGATCAACACCCGCCTCCCCTTCGGAGTAAGCAAGGTTGAGATCATCGGATTCAACGTAGACAAGACCCCCTCTGGCAGCGAGTTTATTGAGGTAGGGTTCGTAACCGAAGAGGGCGCTGAGGATAAAGCCCGCCTCTATTTCACCGACAAGGCGGCCAAGTTCAGCTTCAACACCTGCCGTGGCATCCTTCTTCACAACACCCCTGAAACCCAGAAGGAAAAGGCCAAAAGCATTATTGATGCGGTGCCAAACCATGAAAAGCTGGCAGAGCTGATGACCCAAAAGCTGATCGGCAAGGAGGCATGGGCTACCAAGTACCTGGATCCGAACCGCACCTATGAAAAGGACGGCCAGACCTACCAGTCTGTCAACGTAAATATCTTCGCTTACGAGCCTAAGCTGAACGAATCCCTGATGCCCAAGGGCAAGCCAGGCGAGAGCGTAGCCCAGGCAGCCAGCGCGGTATTTGGTACCGAAGAGCCAGCTAAGGAAGGGGATGTCCCGTTTAAGAACGGTGGCAGCCAGGCTTCAGATTGGGCCTAGCCATGAAGTTTGAATACCTAGAAGTAGAACAGCGATCCCCCGAATGGTTTGGGGTGCGGATGGGGCGGGTAACCGCCTCCCGCCTGGCCGACTGGCTAGCAGTCTCCAAGGCCAAGGGGAAAGAGGGTGAGCCGTTGAAGGCGCGGTTGGATTACGAGCGGGAGCTATGGTTCGAGCGGAAATTCGGTGCCAATTTCAACAATTATATTTCCGAGGCCATGCTGGACGGCCAGAATTATGAGGACTATGCCCGCCTCCAGTATGCCAAGTTGAAAGGGGTGGAAATCAAGCCGTGCGGTATCTTCTATAACGAGCTGTTTGCCGCCACTCCTGACGGGCTGATCGGAGAAGATGGTATACTTGAAATCAAGGTACTGCGCGACAACACCTTTACCGAGGTCTTGCTGGGCGGTGTGCCAGACAACCACTGGAAGCAGATCCAAGGCCAGCTCTTCGCTTCAGGCCGGAAATACTGCGACTATATGGCACTCAATCTCAACACCAAAAAGTTTGCAGTCTGGCGGGTTGAGCCTAACGCGGAATTCCACAAGCTGCTTGAGGAATCGCTACAGGTGCCGCTTTCCGTAGAGGACGTGGCCACCAATGAGATTTACGATATTCAGGGCGAGCTTCCAGAAGCACCCGCCACCAACTTACCCGCTAACTTTGAATCATGGTAAACGATATAATCAACGACGCTCGAAAGGTGGCCTACCTGGTCTACCTTTATCCCAAGAAAGGCTTGCAACAGATTGCCGAGCTGATGTCCATGCCCCCTATCGCCAAGGACTGCGCTATCATTGAGGCTTCCCGCCAGGGATGGGTAGAAATCAGCAAGAAGAAAGGCCAACTGACGCTGACCACCGAAGAAATCCCAGAGCCTACTTTCGACGATATGATGGTGATGATCCGAGATCGGGTGCGCTTCATAATCAAGCACCACAATTCCGAAGAGCAGGATATTGACGAGGTGGTATTGCTCCAAATGCTAGTCGGCTACCCAGTCCAAGACATCCTCATTACTCTGAACCTGATGCTGGATGAGGGTACCATAGCCAATTACACCATTGCCGAAGGTAAGAAGGGCGAAAACGTCTACACCTTCTGGACGATGCCTGAAAACGTAGGCAAGGAATGGGGTCGCAAGCGGTTTCCAGACCAGTCAACCCTAAAGGTTGGCGCTAGTGCTAAGTTGGAAGCATGATCGCCTGGCTGCGCCGATGGCTGGATTCCTTTAAGCCGAAATGCCCTCGGTGCGGCCTTCCTATTTATCGTAAGTATGTGGGTTACCACGAAGAAAAAAGCTGGTGGTATTGCGACCAGTGCGGCTGGCTTTTAGAAAGGAATTACCATGACCGTTGAGTGGTTACTGGAAGATCCGAAGGAGGCGCTGGCTAACTTTCTATGCGCTGAGTGCCAGACTCGGATCAATAAAGGTGAGGAGTTTTACCTAGCAAAACGCAAGCAACAAACCATTAAGCTCTGCGAAGAGTGCGCGAGCGCAGCAGAGGTACAGTCCGAATCACCGGACAGAGAGGATTGGGAATTATGAAAACTATGACTGATATTCGGAAGCCCGAAAGTGAGGCTCCCAAAACAATTGAGAAACGTGCAAACTGGGGCTGCATCATGGGGGTTATCCTCTTCTTGCTTGCTTTGGCAGCTTCACTTCTGATGGTACAGCGGGCGCTCTCCATCCAGTTCAGCAAGGCCGCCTATTACCCGCCTTCCGAGTTAAAGGTTACCGAGCACCCCTTGACAAACGGAAAGAATTATGATCCACAGCCGGCGGGACATGCCAACGTGGTAACGGTAAATCCCCAACCATGAGCCTGACCGAAAAATTTGAAAAAATTTATCGGGAAAATTCCTGGAAAAGCGAAGAGAGCGTGAGTGGCCAAGGGTCTACCGTTGACGCTACCGAAGCGATCCGAAGGGTCATCCCACACCTGCTCCTTCCTTACGGGATCACCAGTATTTTGGATATTCCCTGTGGAGATTACGGTTGGTGGTCAAAAATGGATCTGCTCGAAGAGTATATAGGGGCTGACATCGTGCCTGACCTGATCGAAAAAAATCGAAAAAATTTCCCAGGGCAAAAGTTTTTGGTACTTAACCTGGTGAGCGACCCGCTTCCCAAGGTTGACCTGATCTTCTGCCGAGACTGCCTTGGCCACCTCTGCAATGCCAACGTAAGGAAGGCGGTTGCGAACATCAAGGCCAGCGGTGCCAAGTACCTGATGGCCACCACCTATACCGATCCCAAGTGGAGCTTGGACGCTGACATAATGGACGGCGGATGGCGGCCTATCAATATGATTAGGGGTGCTGGCTATGCGCTAGGAGAGCCAGTTCTGCTTATAAATGAAGGCTTTACAAAAAATATGGAGTACCACGATAAGAGTTTGGGACTTTGGAAATTGTAAGGTGCATGGTATAATTTTCCCATGCGCCACCAAAAGAAAGTTGCGGGCGTAATTCTGCTCCTCACCGCCGCAACACAGGGTTCGCTAGTGTACGCAGGTACAATAGTAAAGCCCCAATCTGCAAGGCAATCTCCCGTTTCAACTGAATCTGCTCGGTCTCTTTCGGATATACCGGCAGCCAAAGCTGAAGAGCCTCCCAGTACACCGCCGCCAACGGCGGCTCCCACTGCTACCCCAACTCCTACGCCTGAACCTACTCCCGTAGAGCGTGTTTTGGAAAAACCACGTCCGACAGGCACTCCAAAACCAATCGCGACAAAAGCTCCGGTTCCTGTCCCGAAGTACAGCGGCACCCACGAAGAGTGGATGGCGGCTGCCGGCATTGCCGAGAGCGACTATGGCTATGTGGAGTTCATCATCCAAAAAGAAAGCGGCTGGAATCCCAGCGCTCGCAATGGCAGCGAGGGTGCGTGCGGCCTAGTCCAAGCCCTGCCATGCTCAAAGCTCGGCCCGAACTGGCAGGATCCGGTAAACGCCCTTAAATGGGGCAATTCCTACGTTTCCAGGTATGGAGGGTGGGCTGGAGCCTATGCCCACTGGCTCTCACACCACTGGTACTAGGCGATTCCTGCTCAGAATAAGCTACAATCAACGCAAATAAAAAAGACGATACAGATTACCTGTACCGTCCTTTTTTTGCGAAAAATTTTCTAGTAACGAATGTTTTTAGTGACCAATCGGAACAAGAAGATCACTGCGCACGCTCCGATCACACCCCAGACGATTCCCATGATCGACCAGTCGCCGGCTGGCACATTCAACAGTACGCGGGCGAGCCAGGATCCGACCAGGCCGAAGATCATGTCCCAAATAATGCCCGACTCTGACTTCATAAGGTAGGAGGCAATAGCTCCGATCAAAACTCCGATGATGATGGTAATAAGTAATCCCATGGTAGTAAGTTACGCTGGTTAATTATTGGCAGGACTCGCACTCTTCCATCTTGGAAGGGTCGCACGCCTGGCCTAGTACAAACTCCTCTTCTTGGGGCGCTTCCTGCTGGATGGCCAAGCGCCTGGCCTCTGACTTTGATTTCGGTTCCATGACTATTGCTTAGGTGGAATTGGTGGGTTGATAAGGTTCATCACGGCTGAGATCCCAGCTGCGACTGCGCCCAGTATAACACTCTTGCTGAAATCGAACTGTGTTACAGTCCATGCAGCAAGGAAAGCCTGGATAAAGGTCTTGAGGGCGCGAAGGATAATGTCGCGGGTAATGATTCCGCTCTGGTCAGGAGTAGGTGCTGGCGTAGGATCGGGGCAGACCGTGGTAGTGGTCGTAGTAGTGGTGGTGGGTTCTGGCTCTGGCATAGGAGTAGGGATTACGGTTGTAGTCGTAGTGGTGGTAGGAGCCTGAGTGGTGGTGGTAGTGGTAGTAGGCTCTGGAACTGGGATCGGAACAAAAATCTTCTTACCGTACTTCTTGAAAGCATCGGCATTTCCAAGGAAAACGTCACCATCCACGTCGGCAGGGATTCCGCTTACTCGCTCACGGTTGCTGTACTGGTGGAGCGCAGCGCCCATAGGCCATGGGTTGCTGGCATCGTAAGCCCCATCATCCTTATACGTCCACTGAGCAAGCCACAGGCCATTGTCATTTTTAATGACTGGCGACCAATCGTGGCTCTTGGTGGTATAGAGGTTGAGGTAAATTACCGGCTTGACTCCCAGTATGGATTCAACGGTACGGAGCCAGCGCAAACAGAAGTCAACCGCATTGCCAGTCCAGGAGCTTTCATAGTCCAGCACCACCATCTCGCCGGCCTGGAGATCAGACATTACGCGGGCGAAATACTTGGCCTCGGCTTCAGGAGAATTGTACTCAGGGTAGGCGTAATGGTAAAAGCCGCGCAGGATCCCGACTCTTCGGGCCTCGTCGCGGTTGCGGGTGAAGCTGCTGTCCAGATACTTGCTGTCGGATTCGCCTGGATCGGGGCAGCCGCCAGTGGCCTTGATGATAGCGAAATCCTTGGCCGCTTTGAGAGCGTCCCAGTTGATTATTCCCTGATAGCGGGCTACGTCTACGCCTTTGAGCATATATACCTCCAATGTTATTACATAATTGTAATACTGTTATTCAACTATTTCAAATTCTTCGGTAAATTTCCGGTAAGTTTGGGGGACAAAAGAGCTGGTCGGATAGAAGCTGGTAATCAAGAGCTTGGCCCTTCCGGTGGGAGCGTTAGCTGGTACCTCGTAACTGTAAACGGTGATGGTTCGGCAGCCGGCGGG